GCTATGGCGGTTGATAACGAACCTATCCGATTTGAATCGATCGTGATCAATTCGGTTGAGTACGTCAGCAGGGCAGAGGCTGAAGAGATCGGCCGGCGATCAGAGCAGCGCACATTTAAGAAGCTCCAGAACAGCCCAAGCGCCAGGCATGCGGTGGGGCTGCGCTAATGAACGTCTGCAACTTCCTGCGCTTCAAGCGCCGTGATGGCACCTACACCAGCTGGCTGGCCCAGAACTACTTCATTGGCCAGACCATTACCTACAACGAGCTGCAATATCCATACCTGCCCGTTGGCGTGGCGACCAACAGCAGCAGCCACGGCGGCGATCGCTCAGAGGCGGCGATTGGCGCCGGCATATCAGCGCTGAGCCTGAATGTCTTCGCTGAGGCCGCTAGGGAGAAATGGCTGCTTGAGGTGAAAACCGTCACCGTCAACCGAGTTGACAAATCACTAGGCCCGATGCTGACGCTGGAATACTGGGCGGCGCTCAAGGTCCAGCATGACGCCAAGGAACCCGTTGTAGCGCTGCAGCTAGCAAGCCCGCTCGATGCAGTGCGCTCCCCTGGCGGCCGGGTGCTCTCGCAGCGGCTGGTTGGTGCATTGCCCACCAACGGCAACTTAACGATGCAGTAATGGCTGATTGGATTCGCTGGGTCAACGCCAAGCTGCCGCACGTCATTGGCGCTGACCCTGACGACAACATCGGCATCGACTGCCTGGTGATGGCCACCAAGGTGCGCAGGGGCGCTGGCCTAGATACGCCACCGCTTGATCCGCGCTGGTTCGATCTAGCGGCCCAGGGGCAGTGGGCAGCGTTGAACGCTGAATGGGAGCGAATGTGTGAACCCTGCAGACTGGAGCCATACGCACTAGTGCTGCACTTGCAACCTGGCGGAATGATGGGCGTTGGCGTGGTGATTGATGATGGCGTGCTGATTGTTCACCATCGCCGCGGCGCACAATGGCTGCCGATGGATGTTGCCGCCCTCAGGCTGAAACCCCTCAGTTTTTGGAGGCCTAAAAATGCTGCCATCTGATCGCTACCTAGCCGACCTGCTGGACCTCAACGAAGAGCAATACGAGTTCTGGAAGGATCAGGTGCGCAAGCGCGTAGCAGAGGGCCCGCGGCCGGCGGTGGTGTGTGGATTAGAGACAGCTGTCATCGTTTCAATCGTTCTGACGGTGCTGTCGATTGGCTTTCAGCTAATCAGCTTGCTGCTGATGCCGAGGGCCAGGACGCCTGGCAAGCTTGAATCTGGCAACGAAAACGGTCAATCACAGAACAGCCTGCAAGCATTTGCACCGCGAGCTGGCTTCAACTCAACGCAATCGGTGGCCGCGCTAGGTGAACCGATCCCGGTTGTTTACGCTCACCGCGAGACCATCAACGGCGTCACTTACGGCGGCATCAGGGTCAACACCTCCCTGCTATGGTCGCAAATCATCAGCCTCGGCGGCTCTCAGATGCTCAGGGCCGTGTTCATGCTGGCCGAGGGCCCGGTAGCCAGCATCGACCCAGACGGCTTTGCAATTGGCGACAGCAGCATCAGCGTTTATGACCTCGGCAGCGCCCAAGCCAATGAACTTGGCGGGCGCCTCACAATCTACTACCGGCCAAATGGCGGCCGCATCGTTGCTGGTGATCGCATCCTGGGTCGGGCTGCCTCAACAGACCCAGGTAATGCGATGCGAGCTGGTGCTGCTGACGTATTTCAGGTGCCATCAGTTAACAATGTTCTGCGGCCTGATTTCTGCTCCACAGCTAAGCCAGCAACGAGCACTACATTTGGCGTCTACACCCTAATTGGCAACGACCTAGGGTTCAAACTCAACCCACTGGTAAAGCCTCAAGTACAGGCAGCGCTTGTGCCAAGTGGCAAGAAAGGTGATGGCCGCGTGGTTTGCAATATCCAAAACACGGCAGTGGTCGAACGCGCTAAATATGCAGCGTTTTTCTCAACACGATCAGGTATCACGGCCGGAACATTTAACGAGGTCGGCGGAACCGTTACTTACCGGCTGCTGCCGAGCAGCGACTTTGAAACTATTTTCACACACAGCGAGGCTAGCGAAACCTGGGGCAGCTCTAAATCTTTTGTCAGCCTTGATGCTTTAAGTATCGGGCACGGCATCGACGAAGCTGACGTGATGCCTGCGCTGGTGGTAAGCGCTCCAAGCGTAAACGCAGCAACAAAAACAGTTTCAGTTAATGCAGACGTAAACACAGAGATTATTACCGACCTATACGAAAATACAAATCACGGCACACATCAAATACAGTGGCTTGCCACAATTCAAAGCGACTCTGAAAACGTCACTTTTGAAACCACGATAACTGCTGTAGTTGTTGTCTCCACCGGCAGCACCCCTCGCACTGTTACGGTAACCATAAGCGGTGACCCTGCATTTCCAGCAGCTCAAGTGCTTACCAGCCCAGACAGGTTAAGGGCCGTGCTGACGTTTGAATACGAAGAGATGGACTCCTATAGCGAGTCTGCCGATGATGCAGCATCTTCAATCGCTAATCGCCAGACGGTATGGGACGACGCGATTGTAGTTGGTGATCTTTATAAGATCGGCTCAGCGCTTGCTGTATGCACCGCCAGGTCGCCATCCAACGAGGTGTTCCGCTCTGAAGCGGATCTTGGCACTGCTGGCAGCGGCCAGGGCATTGACGCAACGTTCAGGATCGTAAGGGCCGGCAGTGCTGCCACTACAACAGCTGCAACCCTGGAGGTGCCCGGCACTACCGCTACAGCGCGCAAGACCGCCACCAGCGGCCCGCACATTATGCGTGTTGCGATCGCAAGCGGTGCCACTGAAAAGGAGTGCCGCATTATTGAGTTTAGCTTCAGGTCCAGCCTGGGCATCAGATACAGCGGGTTGCTGAGATTCCGGGCAACACTCACCTATGCCGATGCTGACGGCCGTGCCTGCCTAAATAAGGAGGGCAATATCGTAAAAAGCGGCAACACCCTCAAGGTAGACAACTACCAGAGCGGCCAGGTAGCAGGATCTGAAGAGCGTTACTCCTTCTATCGAGTCTTCTACAAAAAGCAATCAGAGACAGCATTCACCCCGCTCACCCAGATATTTGGCTTCATTGGTATTGAACAGCAGTCGATGTTCAACTATCTACGCCTTGAGTTTCCATCGCAAGATTCCTGGGAGTGGACGATAGAACCACTTAGCGGATGGGAGATTCGCAACGTTGTAACAGATGCCACCCTGTACGTGGTGGATTCTCGCCTGACTGACGTGATCACGGTCAACACCACCGCGGGCGGCAGGACACTCAAGGCCACATTCAGCGGCCGGGCCGTTACGCGCAACCAGGCCACCTTCAAGCTACAGCAAACCGACAGGGAGAACATCGGCACCCCGCACCCCGACACCGACAACAACTACGCCGACGCCTGGGGGAAACTGGCCGAGTCGTTTATCTATGAAGAAATCACCTCAAGCGCTACAAAACCTGAGCATGAAATCGTCAATATCAATGAGATTGTAGAAAACCAAACCGCACCCCTATATGACGGCATTGCGCTGATTGGCGTCAACATTGCATCAGCCTTTGAGTGGCAGCAGTTCAGTCAGCTATCGCCCTACGTGACAGGCGGCACTGAAGTGCGCCGGCTGCTTAACAGCATGACAGCCGGCCCATCGCACCTTCTGCCTGATTTGGGTCTAGATCGGCTGACGAATCCGAAGTATGGCCCAGAGAATATCTCTGACGATCAGATCAAAATCGACAACTTCAGGAAATCTGCGCAGTGGTGTTACGACCGGCGCTACTTCTTTGATGGTGGCGTGATCATCAGCCAAGAGCCGCCGCGTCAATGGATCGCTGATCACGCCGGCTTCATGCTGCTTGACTTCCGTGAGGTCAACGGTCAGTTCGATCTGGTGCCGTTCATCACTTTCGAGCCGGTCAGGCACGTTGCTCTGTTCACCGCTGGCAACATTGCAGAAGGCACCTTCAAATTTGAAACGATCCCCCTGGAAGACAGGCAAGCATCTCAGATCAGCGTGAAGTGGCGGCAGGAGCGCAGCTCAATCAACCCCGCCAACCCCGGCATGTTCCCCCAGGTGAGGGAAGTGCTGGTGAGGGAGGCCGCGCCATATGGCAATGAGACGCTACCGATCGAGCCGATCGAGATGGACAAGTTTTGCACCAATGAAAACCACGCCATTGACGTGGCGAAATTCACCCTGCGGATGCGGCGGTTACGTGATCACGCGATCAGCTTTGAAACCACCTACGACGGACTGGAAGGCATCACCACCGGAGTAGGGCCTGGCGACATGATCAGAGTGGCCATGGACGCCACCTCCTATGACGAATTTAACAACGGCGCAGTGC